TTTCTATTTTATTCCAATAGCAAATTCATATTATTCAATATCTGATTCAATCTATTATTATGTAAAAATGTCATTACTTTCATCCTATCACATTTAAATTCATAATTTTCTATTTTTTGTATTATTAAATTCTTTATCTTTACAGGTATCTTTTCAAAATGAATTAATTTTTTATTTCTTTTAAAATTTCTCATATTATCATTTATGAATTTTTTTAACTCTTTCTCTCTTAACATTTTTAGTATTTTCTTTTCACCTAATTTTTTTTGTCTTTTCCCTTTGACTATAAATGTATCATCATCAGATAATATATTGGGTATACCATCTGTTTTATCCCCTGATAATATCAATAATAATAATTCCAATTCCGGATTATTTATTGTGATAAATTTATTTTTGATATGATTATATTGTCTTATATAATCATTATGACATTGATAAAAATCTTTATCCGTACTGATTATAATTATATTTTCATTACCATAATATTTAGTCAACACACCAATCCAATCATCGCTTTCAAGATATTTATGCCGTAAAGTAATAAAAGAACAATTTTCATATAAAAAAAAATATAAATTGTCAATTATTTCAAATAATTGTTTAAAATCTATATCTGATTTTTCTCTCAATTCTTTTCTTTTTACTTTATATAGAGAAAAATACTTTCTTCTCCACATTATTTTATGGTCAAACGCCAATACAATATCCTTATTATTTACTTTAAATTTTCGTTTATACATAAGGAGAGTATTCAGAAATAAATGATATACCATCCCATGGGAATATTCACTCTTATTTATATTCATATTCGCAAAAAAAGAAGCATATATTACATTATTAACATCAATTAGAAGTTTCATTTTTAATTATACTCCCTCTTACATATTTTTCGATATTATCAATACATTGATTACAAATACTTATACCATGTTTCTAATAATCATGAAATCCGCATTCTAATTGTGGAAGATAATCTTTGTAAGTATTGAATAAATTTTCAATATCATAAAATATAGGAATATTTAGTTTTTCCGCTTTATTAATTTCAATCCTCACACCTTTACTCTCCCCGGACAATACAAACATACAATCACAAACTCCCAACCATTCCAGATCATATTCTATCCATGTTTCTTCTTCTTTAGGTGACATTGTATGCCAGAAATGACATAAATGAGGAATAAAAGGTATAAAACCATAACCCAATAAATAATCACCTATATGTACAGCTTTATTTGTATTTATACATCTATCCGGTTCTCTATATGGCCCCGCAATGTAAACTTTAATCTTTTTTTTCATTAATCTAAACCTAAACTTTTATAAATTCTTTCCCAATGATATTATAACATTCGTTTATCATTTTATTCATTCATCTCCTTATTTGAATATTGCAACCATTCCCGTTTTAATCCCAATTCGGTTATTGCAAATTCTACAAATTTTTCAATTGTACAATTTTTTCCAGGGAATAAATGACAACATGACATATTCTTATAAGGGAAATAATTGGAATCTACAAAAATATCCAGGTTATAATTTTTCGATTGACAATGACTGCAAATATAACAACCAAAATAACTATTAAAATAAGCAATAGATTTACACTCTTTACAAATAATCATATATCTACATTTTCTTTTTTATTAAACATATTCAAATTATTTGCACAATAACCACTAATTGTTCTTTTATTTTTTAATAAATTATTTTTTATAATTATCTTACCCATGAAACCCCCTTTAATATTATATCAAAATATTATTGAATTGTTTATCTCAATCGAAAAAATATCCCATTTTTTGTTTTAATCGAAAACGGTTTAAAATGGCGATTTGCCCATTTTCGTATTCCATCATCCTTTATAAATTCTCTCCATCTTTTATACCGCTCTCTACCGTTTAAAACATTCGGGATATTCGTATCATCCATATCAACATCAAAATAATGTATTCCATTTACCTGACCATCAGGAAATCTCATAGGGATATCGACTATGGGTAAATCGGTTGCGATAGATTCTTCTTTCAACCCCATAGACTTTTTCAATACACCAACTACCAATGGATAAAATCTATCATCATTTTCTTTTACGTCGGGATACTCTTTTTTTACGATAGATTTTGCCTTTCCCCATAGCTCTTCACCCTTTTCAATACCGATACCGGCTTTTTTTGACAATGACTTGACTAACTCAGCGGGCATAATAACCTCCTCTTTCAGTATATATCCCAATATGGGTATTTGATAATTATCTTTTAATATTACAAGCGTAGAAAGTATTGCAGCGGCGCGTGAGTGACCGGTTAATTTCGTAATCGCTTTTTTTATATTCTTTACAATTCGTTCAAAAGTTGAATATGCATTTTTCTCTTCTGAATTTCCCGGTTTTTTGAGAACATTTCCCTCTTTATCGATTATTCCCAATCTACACGCTTCCCATTCCTCGAATGGAGTAGAAAGCAGTTTTATCAATCTATACGAGATATATGTATCCGTTAAACCCATTTAATTATATATTTTTGAAAATTTTTTTATTTTTTAGTTGACAAAAATATTTTTTTATATTATAATAGTATATGGAGGTAATTTGAAATGACAAAAGATGAATTATTTAAAATTTTAAAAGAATCGTTAACGGTTGAGACTATCATCAGAGAAGAAGATAGTTCAGACTCTGAATACTCACGGCATTTTATATCCATAAAAACCACTTTACTGTTTGATGATGAGATAATCAGCGAAAGTGAAGATAGTTTCACCACGAGACAATAAATGAAAATAATAACAAACGCCACAATACAAAACATTACACCTATTAACGACGATGAAATCTTTGTATTAATATGGATCGATTATGCAGATAATCCTGTTAATTTAAGATTTATAAATACGATTTCAAATGAAAATTTAAAAATAGGCGATAGATTGAAAATCACTATAGAAAAATCTAATTCAATTGGATGAAACTTTCTAATTCTTTTAAATACTCATCTTTTATTTTATGGCTGTCGATAGCCATATCAAAAAGGTAAAAAACAATATTATTATAATAATCAAAAATCTCCGGGTCATTGTAAAAATATTTATATGCTATATATGTCAAAATTTCACCATGAGAATTCTCATGAAAAATATTGCTAATTAACATAAAGTTATTAAATAGTATTTTGAATGAAATCTCATTCTTCTTCATATAAAAATTTTTAACATAACGTTTTAGATTTTCAATTATTTCCATATCTTCTCGAAATTCTCTCAATGAATTTCCAGCCGGATTATTATAGTTTTGAATGAAAATAATATCCAGTTTAGTGGGTTTGAATATTTTTAAATGCATGTAATATAATAATATGAATCTATTTTTTTGTCAAGTGTAAAACTAAAATTTTATTTTTTTTCAAAATCAAATTCTTCTAAATCAATATCCTCTTTATTGTTTTCATCCAGATCTTCATTTTCTATCTGATAATGTCTCATTCTACTATCATCGAATCCTATTAACGCTTTATTTCCCTCACTGACACTATACAATCTATTTTTCATTATACTTATTAGCATTCTTTTTTTCTTTCTCATCGATTCGGTTGCAAGTAAACCGGCTGCAAAATCAGCGGCTTGAATAATACCCGCGGATTCTGCTACATTATTCATTTTCGCTTCTAAATTACCCCATACAATACGATTTAAATGCACAGCCGTTAATAAAATCAATTCATATTTTTTTGCTATTGATAATAATTCATTCGATATCATTTTTCCATTGACATATAAATTGCCAACATACATACCGATATTTTTAGCTGTTTTTAACACTGTTAAATAATCGACTACTAAAATATCAATATTAATATTTTTTGTTATTCTAATATCTTCTATTAAATTCTCAATATTATAAATATCAATACTCTCCGCGGGATAATCCTTTATTATTAAAAGGCCGTTCATTTCCAATCTTGTTTTTTCGACTTTATCGAAGTAATCGGATTCCGTTATAGTCTCAAATGTATTGATATTGTAATTCAATAAATTTGCATCTATTCTTTGATAAATAGAATTTTCAGATAATTCCAATGAAATATATAAAACATTCAATCCCAACTTGACATAATGTAACGATAAATCAGTTAGAAATCTCGACTTTCCAATTCCAGGTTCACCCAGAAAAACATTTAAAGTTTTTTTAATAAACCCACCACCTATTAATTTGTTAAAATTTTCAAGATGCGTTCCAAATCTTATCTTTTTTTCAGTATAATATCTATATTGTATCTTCGCATCTTCTTTATTTCCATAAACACGGCCAATATTTTTATCCCTTAAAGATATTTTTAACGAATTTTCAATTAAACCTGGAATTTTCCTGTAATCTTTGTTATCCTTATTTTCTGTTATGATCTTTGATGATTCAATCAAAGATAAACAAAGGTCCTTTTTAATAAAATATTCCTGGGTTATATCAATGAGATAATCCAATGATTCCTCACTCTCACCCTTTAACTTTTCAAAAATATCCAATTTCTCTATAACATTCTGTAATATATCATCCGTAATCCCTGTTACCTGATCATTAAAAACCGCTTTTATAATTGTTATAGATGGTATAAAAGAATATTTTTTAAATATTTTTTTCAAAATTTTTACAATTCTTTGCTCTTCCTCACTATCAAAATATTCAATTTTTGTGAACGGTATAACCCGTTTCGCATAACTGATATTATACAATAAATTTTTTATTATTAATTCGGGAGTTGTCATAATTCAACAATAAAAATTAGTTTGTATCTAATTTTTCCATAACTTCATCAATATCAATTTCATTATTTTCTTCTATTAAATTTATATTTCTCCCGCCGCCATATCTAAAAAATTCCCCGGCATATATATCTAATTCTTTTAAAACTTCTTCAGGAAAATATTTTTCTGGATTTTCATTTATTTCTTTTTTAAAAACGCATTCTCCATTTTTTAATTCAATTCGATGTCCATTTTTTTTAAAAAATCCCTGCTCTATTGCAAATTTTAATAATCCATAATATTTCGATAAACCGGTTTTATACAACAATGCCAATTCAACACTTTTCCATTGAACAGTAGAACGTGTTTTTCTTGCCTTAGCTGTTATATTCGTTCCTATTATTTCATTTTCATGTCTTATTTTTGATGGTATTAATTCAACAATAATATTCGCTGCAAATTCCAATCCACTCCCGCCTGATAATCTTTTCATTTGATACGCATTCATAGAATCATAAGTATGCGTGGTTATCATCATAGGCTGCTGTAAAATTGACAATTGAGCAGTAATGGTCCTGAATATTTCTTTAATGTATTGCGCCCGTCTTCCCATATCAACGGTATCTTTCCCCTTTAAAACCTTTTCTTTATCATCTTCCAATGCCAAATTTCCCAATGAATCCAATACAATAAAATAATTGTTACTATTATTTTTTTTCTCAATGGCATCTAAAAGTATATAAAGTATTCGTTTAAATTCATTGGCATTTTTAACCACTAAATGCTCAAATCTCTTTAACCCCTCAACAACATCATCTTTAAATATCTCATTTATTATATCTGTTGTAATAGCACCTTCACTATCAAAATAGATGATTTTATTTTTATTATGCATATTAAGAAAATTCTTTAATAAATGCATTGTTAAATATGATTTGCCTGATGAATGCGGTCCGGCAAATCCTACAATTTTATTTCCGGGGAAACCTTTAAAAAAACTCCCGGAAAGTAAAGCATTAAACATATATGAACCGGTATCAATCCATAATTTCGTATCCGATAATAATCCATCCGCTGCAATCGCCGCCGTTGAAGACTCTTTTTTCAATAAATCGAAAATATCATCTTTAATATCATTTTTCTTTGCCATAAATACTCCTTTATTTTCTAGAAATAACAATCAATATCAATCAACTGTGCCGACTTATCTTTTACCAAATCTTTTCCGTAAAATGTTGTCAATTTTGTTAAAGAGCTTAAAATTAATTTTTCAAATTGTAAATCGTAATCTATATATTGTTTCAAATTCAACATATCAAATATCCTGTAATCGACAAACCCCAATACATTTTCATTTAAAATATTAGGCTGCTGCATATAAACATAATATATTCTACCACCATCTACCGCTTTATTTAAATTTAATTTGTATTTTTCTATGAGATAATTATATAATATAGCCGCTCTAATATGTATAGGAGTTGATTTCTCATATAATTTATCAATGCGATTACAAAAACATTTAGTTATATCGGTTGTTGTTTTTGAAAAAGCTATATTCTCTATATTTGTCTTTTCAAATTCATCTCTCAATCCTTTCAATTCCTGTTCTAATGTATACATTCTCTCATCAAGAATCAAATTCAAATAAGTTTTTAATTTTTTTCTCATATAAAACGGTATAGCTGACTTTATTATCTCTATCCCCTTAGCAATTACTCGTTTCTTTTCTAATAATTTTTTTTCATCGGTTATTTTTCTTACAATATAATTCTTCTTTGCTCTGTATAAACCTTTATCGGCAATATATTCAAGTTTCATTTTCAACGGGAATTTAAAAAAATTTAATTTTGCAGAAATATCGTTAAATACTTTATTCAATAGTTTAATAATAACTTCATCCGAATATTTAATAATTTCTTTTAATTTTTCATCTTCTTTCAAAATGCCCATTCTATTAATACGCGGAGTTAAAGATATAAAAATTGAATCGGTATCACCACCAATTACATACGCATCATCTTTTAATTTATTACTTATTTCTTTATGCACTGACTTTATTATCAATTGTCCGGTAGCGGTTATAGCCTCTCCAACCCGTGTGTCCCTATAACGAAAATAATCACATGCAAAAACCCCAAATCCAGAATTTAGCAATAATTTTAATGCTTTTTGATAAATGTCCATAGCTGTCTTGTTTTTTCCGCTTTGAGATTTTTTCATTTTATTTTGAATTTCAAGCCTTTCATTGTAAATACTTTCCATTATTTTTCCAATATTGGATTGCCCATTTCTATTCCAGAATTGGCCATTAGGTGTATAGCAATAATTGTACTTTTTTAAATCGCTTGATAAATCGGCATATTCACATTCAATTATATGATTTATATTTTTTCCATTTGAATTTCGATACTGGACCAATTCTTCACTTATATCTTCAATTAAAGTCATTTTTGAAATATTTGCACCTATAACCACGTTAGGATACAGCGAATTAATGTCATAAACCACTATATTTTCATGTTTCCCCTTAATCGTATCAAATACGTAAGCACCTTTTATTCGTTCAAATACATCCATCACAGGCCACGGTATTATCTCTTTTTTCTGCTTCTTCAATTCATTATAAATTAAAACATCCCACAATTGAGTGGAATGAAAAACATCTTTATAAATAGTTTTCGCCTTATACATGATGCTCAATGCCAATTCAATGAGTTTTAATTTTACATCTAAAAGATACACAAGCTCACTATCCCATATATTATAATCTACATATATTTGCGGGTTCTTTTCCGCTAATTCGTCTAAACTCATATCATATTCCAATTTTTCCAGATCGAGTTCCTCAAGGCACACATTATTCAATGTAAGGGCTTTTTTATTTTCCGTATATGTTCGATATAAAGAAAGATAATCAAGAGATGGTATTAAAGGGTCCTTAAAAATAATCACATCATTATAATTTCTCTTTATAACCTTTTTAATAATGTTATAGGGGGAACACATTTTTAAATAATCTTCACCTAAAACTTTTAAAATCCTATTGTAAATATACGGCAAATCGAAATACTCACTATTCCAGCCTGTAATAATATCCGGCTTTGATTTATGAAGTATAAATATTAACGTTCTTAATAAACTTACTTCATTTTCACATTTCTTATAAATTATTTTGTCTTTTTCAATATTCAAAATTGATTTATTGCTATCATAATTCAGGAATGATAAGACATAGTTCATATCCTTTTTAAAATCTTTTATAGCGATAGATGATATCTCATATTCAACTTTATTCACATCCGGAATTACACCGGTATGAGACAAAACCTCGATATCAATTGCAAAAATAGTAAAAACTTTATATAATTTAGGTGTATAATTAAAATTCAACCAATATTTTGAAATGAATTGATATACAGGGCTAATTTCGCCGTAAAAATAATTTTTCCGATTCTCATTATTAACTAAATTATAATAATCCCTCAATGAGATATCTATTTTTTTTAATCCCTTCCCATCTTCTCCCGTATAATATCCACCTTTTTCCTCTATATAAAGAGAGGGTTTAAAATCAATCGATGAATCTATTCTTTTTCCATTTTCATTATAATATGAAAAATAAATTTTATTATTATAAATATTGATATTGGTATACATCGTTTATTCATTAAAAATTCCGAAAATATTCTATTAAATCCTCTAAAAACCCTTTAAATGTATTTTTACTATTTCCAATTAAATCGTATTCTTCTACCATATAACCCAATTCATTCAATATTTCTTTTTTTTCTTCTTCATCGATTTCATGATTTAGAATTTCTTTAAAGTTCATAACAATATCCCTCACATCAATTAACTAAATTAATAATATAAAGTCCATTTATAAACTCTTTAAATGATGAACTAATATCATTTTTTACATATTCTTTAATAT